GGTGATGCCGCGCTCGGCACACCACTTGCGGGCGCGCTCGCTCTGCCCGACCGTGGCGAGCAGCCACATGCCGGAGCGGTAGGCGGCCTCCTCGGCCTCCATCCTCGAGCCGTCGTTGTAGACCAGCGGGCGGGTAAAGGCCCGCATCTGGCCGGGACGCACCAGGATCTGGCGCGCGCCATCGCCATACGGCGTGCGGGCCGGCTCGGCGGTCTGGGTCGGGGGCGGCGCGGCGCTCGAGATCTTCGCCAGCATGCGCGCGTTGAAGTGCTCGACCGTGGCGTTCGGGTCCTTCACCAGCTCGCGGGCGAGCTCCTGCCCACCCTGCTGCTTGAAGTTATCGCCGGCGGTGAGCAGCGCGTTGACGCGGCTCTGCTCGCGCGACTGCGCCTCGGCCGCCGCCTTCTTTGCGGCCTCCTCGGCCGCCTTCTTTTCTTCCTCGTTCATTCGGGTATCTCCAATCGGTTGAATTGCGGGGGCGTCATCGTCGGTCTCGTCCTCGCGCCCGACACCGACCGTGGGGTCGGCCGGCACGGCGACGAGCGAGCCCTCATATGGCTCCCAGTCGGTGACGCGGTAGGTGTTCTGCCCTTCTGACTGCTGCTCCAGCACCATGTCGTGGATCACGTAGCCCACCGAGGTATTGCGGCGGATACCGTCGAGCACGTCCTGCCATACTTCCTCGGCCCGCGCGCTTTTTCCAAAGCGCGCCAGAATCCGAAGTTTCCGGTCTGACGAGATCTCGAAGTCTTCCACCACGCCGACCTGGTCGGTCGAATCGTGTCCCACGAGCAACGGGGCACCCAATCGCAGCCGCTTGTCGCGGATCGATTGCTTGCCCAGATCCAGAATCTCCACGCCCCACCAGCGCGTATACGGTTCCTCGCTGGCGATCGACAGCCAGGCCGTGCGCTTTTCGGCATCGAGGCCGTCGCGCTCGACGGTGAACAGGCGCTCGACCTTTTGGCCACGCAGCGCGCGGATCTGTTCGCCCGGCGTCAGCTTGCGGAATGCCGCCCGGTCAATTGTCTTCGGTTTGCGGTTTGGCTTCGCCATCGGCGCTATCCTCGTTCTGTTGGCCGGCATCGCCGGGTTGCGGGGCCGGCGCCGCCGGGGCAGCCGGGGCAGCCGGACTCAAGTCGTTTTCCTCGATCAACATCTGCTCGGCGGCCAGTTCATCGATCATGTCCTCGAAGTCCTCGCCGGATTCGGCGACCACGCGCGAGCGGCTCTTGAGTAGATTGTTGATCGCCATCACGTTGGCGCCGATCTCCTTCTGCGGATCGACCCACGGCCAGCGCCGTCCCTGGAAGCGCACCTCGTAGAAACGCTCCAGTTGCTCCATGTTGAACGGCAACACGCCGAGCAGCACCTGCATACGCAGCCAGTCCTCGTAGAGCGGCTGGTAAAGATGCTCGATCACGAAATTCTGCAGCCCCATCCAGGCATCGCGCTCATCGAGCTCGCCGATGCGGGCGCTGGAGTAGTTCACGCCCTCGAGATCGTTGGCGAGGTTGTGATAGGCGACACCGAGGCCGGCCGCCACCCCACGCAGGCAGGCCTTGAGAAACGGGCCGACCGCGGCGTCCGGGTATTTCGGGTTCCAGCCGGCGATCTCGTAACCGGGCGGCAGCATCGGGAAGGCGCCGGGCTCGGCATCGATCTGCGGATTTCCCTGCGCGGTCTCGCTGTCGCCGACCAGCTTCTCGCCGCCATCCGGCGACTGAATCACACCCATCTGCGAGGCGCCGACCCGCGCCGCCACCACCGCCGCCTCCTCGAAGGCGCCGAGATGCACCAGTTCCATCAGCGCGGCGTACATCCACGGCACGCCGCGGCCCTGCTCGGCAAACTCCGGCACGTAGAGATGCATGATCTCGGAGGCCGGGATGCGCTCGCTCTCGCGCGTATAGCCACGGTCCCATTCGGCCGGCTTGCGCTTCAGCACGTAATAGGACACCGGCCGCTGCACCGGGTCGTACTCGATTCCCATGTGGATGGCGCCGCCGCCGGGCAGCGCCTTGTTCTTGAGATCGTCGATCCGGTCGCTGTCGATGATCTGCAGTTGATAGCCGTGCAGACCGTACTGCGGGCCGCGATAGATGCGGATGAACACCTCGCCATCGACCGACAGCGTGCGCGCGATCAGGCGCGAGAGCGCGTTCAGGCTCCACTGGCCGGTGATGTCGGCGTTGCCCTTCTTCGACCAGGAGCGGTAGGCGCTCTCGATGCGCTTGTTCGCGGCGTCGTCGAGTGCACCGCGCGCCTTCTTCACCTTGGCCTGCATGGCGAACGGCGTATGCCCGGCGATGTTGTCCACCACCATCTGCGCGAAACGCTTACCGTAGGCGTTGTTCATCGCCAACTGGCGCGATCTCGCCCGCAGGGTGCGCAATTGGTAACGCAGTGTGCGGTTGATGTACTCGGTTTCGGCCGCGAGGCTCGCCGTCAGACGCGAGGCCTGCGCGGCGTCGAAACCAGGCGCGCGCGCCACCCGGCGGGGCCGGCGAAATGCGGCCCGCAATCTTGCGATCAGTCCCATGCTAGAACCGGTAGAGCAGTTTGCGGCTGCCCTGGCCGTTGGCCTTGCGTTGCTCGGCGTCTACCTCGCCGACGTATTTGTCGCGCAGTTTGAGCAGGTCCTCGATCGGCGTGCGCTTCAAACTCCTCCCGCCGATGGAGTATTCCTCCTGGTCGCGGCTGGCGCGGCCCTCGATCACCGCCTCGATCGCCGCCAGCACCTTGCGGGCGTGGCTGCGCGGGTCGGCGGTGTCGGTATCGCGGTCGGCGATGACTTCGAAGGTGCCGGAACTGACGGTAACGCGCTCGGAATCCGAGCTGCGCGTGATGTAGGCCTGCCAGTAGTAGCGCCCGGCCGGATAGCCGATGGTCGTGGCCTTGGCGACTTCCACCAGGTAGTCCGAGCCGGACTCGCTGGCGTTGATGGTGATCTCGAAACCGGTGTCCTCGCGCCGCGCCACGTAGGAGAGCGCGTAACTCGCCGGCGGATAATCCGAGCCGAGGTCGGTGCGCTTCCACACCCAGCGGTCGCCGGCGATCAGCTCGGCGGGTTCGCTTTCCGGGTAGTTGGCGGAATCGAAGGCGTTGGCCATGTGCTGCGCTCTCCTCCTAGCGGCGCAGGGCGGCTTTCACCTGCGTGGGAAATTCGATTTGCCAGTGGCGCTGAAAGGCGCGCTCGGCGACCTCGCGAAACCGCAACCGCACGCGGTAGCGCGGCGGGCGCACGAACACCAGCACCGGTCGCAGGCCCGCGCTGGTGCGCTGCCAGATACCGTTGGTGCCCTTGACGATGGCGTGAAAATACTGGGTGCGCTGACTGAGCGGCGTGCGCTGCTTGGGGTCGAAGTGCGCCCGCACCTGCGCCAGAATCTGCTGCATCTGCGCCCGGCTCATGTTGCCGTAGGCGTCGATGCGCGCGCCGGCGCCGGGCACGGCGTACATGCCGGGCGGCAGGATGCCGCGTTCCTGCAAAAGCTTTTCCGAGCGCTTGAGCCGCCGCGGCCCGCCCTGGATTTCCGGGATGATGTACGAGTACTGCGAGGCCGCGCGCCGCCAGTTGTCGAGCGTGATGGCGGTGGCGAGCTTGTTGGGCTTGGCCTTGTCGACCCATGGGGCGTTCATCGCCCAGCGCGTGGGCCGGTCGAACACCCGGCTGATCTCGCCCTGCAGGTCCTTGCGAGCCTGAAAGGCGGCGTTGTTCATGGCCCGCGACGCGGCCTTGGGCAACACGTCGCTGCCGAGCAGCGTCAGTTGCCGGGCAACGTTTTGTAGGTCATGCTTGACGCTGATTTCCACGTTAAGGAGGACCCCATGCGTCGATTGATATTGATCAGCGCATTGCTGGCATCAGCCTGCGCCTACAATCCGCCAGCGGAGACCGTTATCAGCAGCGCGGAAGCTGTGATGGCGCTGCCAATCAATTCGGTTTGGTCGAAAACACTAAACGAACTCACCGCCGCCGGTTATCCGATCACGGCAACATCGAAACCCGATGGCCTGATCGTGACGGGCGAACATTACGTCCGCCTGAACGAAACTCAGGCCGACTGCGGGAATATCTGGGGTATTCCGTACACGAAAGACACGCGCTCGCAAACACTGGTCTCTTACACCGTCCGCTTGACTGAAGCCGACGGTGGAAAGACCCGAGCGACAATCAGCACGCGCGTGCGCGGAACATTTACACCATACGCGGGCGCCACCACCCAGGAACTGCAATGCCACTCGCTCGGTTATCTGGAGCGAGATTTGGTGGCACGTATCACGCGGTGAAAACAAAAAGGGCCGCGGCGCGTGCCGTGGCCCTTTGCAATCGCTGGGAATATCTCTCCCAGACTAGAAGAATGATGGCAATTTTATTCCTGCTTTTTCCAGCTTGTCAAGGCCCAGGTGAGCGCGTCGCGCGCGCGGCTGGTAAGCGGATGATCTCGTCGCCGATCATGTCCTCGGCGTAGGCAACGATCTTCGAGTAGTAGCCCTGCGAGATATGCATGCGCCGTGCCTTGTCGGACTGGGTGCCGGGGCGGGTGTATTCGTACATGATGGCAAAATGGTACTTGAGCGTGATCCCACTGGTGCGCCAGCCAGCCACGATGCGATCGATGCATTCGCACACGCGGTTATCCTCGATCAGCGGACCGCGCGTAGAGCGAATGAAGGCCGGGTTTGTCTTGCGCATCGATGGGTCTAACTTCACCCTGCCCTGCCCGCCGCACTGCGGGCAGGTGACCCAGCGCGCATAGGCGCCGACGCGCTTGCCATCCACCCGCCCGGCGCCGTGGCAGACCGTGCAGCGGGTCGATGGCATGCCATCGATCGCCTTGCCAAGCATGGTGCGCCGCGGCCAGCCGAGCCGGTGCCCACCATCCAGCCGCCACGCGCCCCATTCCTGCATGAACCCCCTCACCCAGTTGTCGCGCATCGTCTCTCCTTTCAGCTTCGCCACTTGTTGACAAATCCGCCCGGCACCCGCCGCATCTTCGGTGGCGCCGGCGGCTGGCCTTCCGGTTTCTGTTCCGCCTTTACCTCGAGCA